TGGTGTCGTTAGCAGTAGTACGTTGAATGTAAATCTTAGCTCCATTACTAGGAGCAGCTACAAATTCAATCGTAGTGGCGTTGGCAAATGAGTATTGAGTTGTAATTGTCTGAAGAGTGCCGTTTAAATAGACATCTACATCAGTGGTTTCAATGTATGGGAAGGTAATAGAGAACAGCTTATTAGAGCCGTTCCCCGTGTAGGTGTTGCTAGTGATTGCCATTTTGTTAAGGATTACCTTAGAACTTTAAAACTTCATCCATTAATTGTCTGTCTTTTTCCGATATGCCGATTTTAGACGGATTAGCTAGTGCTTCACTAGGATTATAACTTCCCTGAGACTTCATCTGGTACTCTTTGCGTTGAAGATCTGTGATCTTTGCTCCAAGAGCGGGGTCTGTTTCTTGAAGAACTTTAAAAGCGTAGTTTTCAGCGTCAGTCCAAATTTCTTGAACATTTTGATAGACGTTGGGACTTACGGAATTAAAGTATTCTTTATCTGGACCAAAACGACGCTCGTTCCACTTTTTAAGATCGTTTTTAAAATAAGGCTTTTTCATCTCATTTAAAAGTTTTCCCCTAACATTAAAATCAAACATGGCCTTGCGGACAATAGCTTTTTGATCTCTATTGAGAGGAATGTTTTTAAACTTGTCGAGACGGTCACCCCATTTAAATTCAATCTCACCTAGCATATCCACTACTTCATCCTGTTTGGTAATACCAACTTCAAAAGGAACATTAGCATTCCAAGGATTACCGTTGGGATTTTTCATCGGTTTGCCATCCATAACGCTAATCATGGCTGGGGCAAACCTACTATAAATAGGAAGAGCTTTTTGAAGCATACGATCAAACTCATTAGAGTATTCACGCATGTTACCATCAAAGCTGTTGGCTATGCCTCTCCGCAAACCAGAGATGGGCAGTTGATTATTAACAGCATTTATTGCAGCTTTAGCTGCTCCGGCAGAGGTATAGGTTTCAGGGTTCCAAAGTTCTGCTAGATTAGCAAGTCCTTGAAAGTAACTCTTTTCGGTAAAACTACCAGAAATTGTAATTGCCAATGCGGTTAGCAATCTATCACCAAAATCCTCTGACATTCCATAGGTATTCATTACCCTAGCAATATTAGCCGAAGCAGCAATAATATTGGACAAGGGTTCAACCATCCCATAAGAAATTTGAAATCCAGGGACATTCAACGACCTAGGTTTGATGCCAAGATCTTTCCACCGTTGGTATTCAGCAGGCTCCTTTCGTGGATCAGGCATGTCGCCCGTAATAAAGTTGTTAGATGCCATATACGCTGCTGAAGCAACAGTCATAACACCAACGGCTTGACGCCCGTTCATTTCTGCTAGCAGCAGTTCATCACCACCATCCTTTGCTGCCCGATAGTTCTTAGAAAAAGATCTAATAACAGGAAGATGCTCTAGTTGGTAAGTCATAATATTAGCTGGAGTCCTAATAAAAGGCACCATCCATGTTCCACCAGGAATAGCAGAAATAGCTCCAGAAATGTAATTAGCTACTGCGCCTGGATTACTTTGAAATGTACCAATCTCAGCATACTCCTTAAAGGCTGCTGATTTAATGGTACCTGTCTGGGGGTCCATGACATTAGCATACTTGGTCATCTTGAGTTCCATGAACTTTTTAGGGTCATAGATTCCAGATTCCATTGCTTCTAATGTTGCCTTTTCATCAATGCGCTGACGAACGAGGATGGTTTTAAAGTAATCATCCATGCCCATCATAAGCTTTTCAGGAAAATCAAAGTATTCCGAAATAGCATACTGAGCTTTTAAGAAGCCAACAGCTATCTTTTCAGGTCGAGTCGCAGCTATTTGATCCAGTGTTTCAAGGGCATTCTTTGTTTCCGAACGGCGAATAAATTGATTAACTGATTGGTTAGCCGGAACACCCGTTTGAATTGTCCTACGGGCCACCCTCCATGCTTCACCAGCACTACCCAGAATAGCACGATAACCAGCGATTCCAGCTCGCACTTGAGCAGGATTCAGGTTAAACGAACCCCCAATAATAATGCTGGTAGGACGTTCGATCAGTCCATAAACCACACTACCATTCCTAAAGATGGTTTTAACTCCAGATAGGATAGAGTTATAGAAGTTACGAGCAGCAACTTCACTAAGATTAGTAAGAGCAGTACGCGCAAAACTAAGGGTCTTTGATGGATCACCGCCACTCAATTGAAGTGCTCTGGTCAAGCGACGCATAGCCTCTAAACCATTAGCATCTCCACGCCGATAAGCATCTTTAGCTTCTTTAACCATTTTCTTCATGGCAAAGATTGTAAGGGCTGTATCGTTTTCATCAATCTCAGTGCCTTTAATAATCTGATCAATTTCACGTTGATCAAGATTTTGCAAAGCTCGAACCCGCAGAGCCCCCAAAGATCCACCAAAGAATTGAGTGCTTTCTTTATAAATCTCTAGCAGTCCAAGTAGGCGATCCGAGATCCGTTCGTAGTAATCAGCATCAGCAATCTGAGCTGTATCAGCCCTTTCGGCTTCTTTAGACAGCCTGTAAAGATCATTAGCATAGCTTGCAATGGTGATCTTAGCAGCGCCCAAGGTTTCAGTTGTGACACCTACCAATCCTTTCTTGCTAGTAGAAACCGTTTCCCCAGATTCACTGAGAAGCTTTTTCATCAAAGCACTTTGGTCATCTACAAAAAGATTATCGTAAGTCTTTAGGGAATCGGTAAAGTCTTTGTTGATGCGGTAGATGTTAGCCAATACCTCACCATAAGTTTTACCACTTTCCTTTGCGATTGCTTTGATGTCAATCTTCTGCTCAATCTCTGTGAGAAGTTTCCTACGAACATCCTTTGACATACCCACTTGTTTAACAGCGGCTTCCGTCAAGATTTTACCAGCATCACCATGAATGGAAACCCTACCGGTGCCTGGAAACCCTTCTTCAAGGTTTAGCTGCTTTGCGCCAATGTCATTAATATCATCAGCCTTGATGGTTCCTGTGTTTTGAAAATACTCCTTTTGGGTATTTGGGTCAACAGCATTATCAAGGTCAATACGAATATCAGTCTGTTGTTGTCGAAGATTATCAAGATCCAACTCTAGCTGTTGAGCTTCTTCTGGATCAGCAGTTGTAGTACGTCTTGTTTCTAGTTGCTGTACTTCTAGCTCTAGTTGATTGTATTCTTCGGTTTTAACTCCCATCATATCAGCAGTTTCCTTGCTAGAAGCTTGAGCTACTTCTTTCAAGTTCTTATCTGCCTCTGTTGAAAGCACTTCCAAGGCTTCACTGACAACTCGGTCTTTATCATAACCTTTAGCCAGTAGAGTCCTAGCAAACCGATAAGAAGTCGTCAACGCAGGAAGTACCGCATTACCTACGACATTAAGAGGAACACCTTCAAATACGCTCTTAACGGAATTAAGGATTGGATCTCCCTTTTTCTGATCGCTAGCAAGAGCAAACATCCAAGACTGTTGAAGATCCTCAGGAACCATTCCTTTGATGATTTCAGAGAAGTTACCATCCTTTGCGTCCGTTAGGAAGAAGTCAGCAATGGCACTAGGAACCAAACCTTCTGTCACAAGCCGTTTGGCTTTTGCGCCAACGTAGCCAGCTCCTTTAAGTCCTGCTGGCATTGGTGTAGTGCCTAGCTTGGCTCCAGGAATACCACGCAAACCTCTAGCCAACAGGAAGAAAGACAGAAGCTTTTCTCCAGTCTTGGCAACCTCGGTGCGAGGTGCTTTTGTTAGTTCTGTAAAGGAACGTTGATATGCCTCGTCCGCTGTAGACAATCCTTTGTTAACTGTGTTGTTAAGATAAAATTGATAGCTCTTATCAATAACAGCTTCAACGGGTTTGACAACAGCACCAATGCCGGCCCTTAAAACTTCAGTTCCAACCGCAGAAACAGGATTAGAATAGGCTGCCTCGTCAAGGGCCTTTTCAGTTTGCTTAACGCGCTGTTGTCCAGCAGCTCTTTGTTGCTTACGTTCTTGAGCAATCTGATCGGGTGTCTTTTGATCACCACTTAGATTATCAAGAAAATCAGCAGCAGGAATGGAAATATTTTCTTCAATAAATTTACCAAAACCATCTAGTTGTCCAGGTGGCTTGGGCTTAGGCTTTAGGGGGCTAACAAGTGTTTTATTGAACTTTTGTTCTTCCACTTGTTTTGTCTTAACCTTGGCCGCTTGCTGCTGTTGTTGCTTAGCCTTGGCTTGCTTTACTTGAGTCTGTTGCTCTTGAACTGCTTTTTGTTCTGATTGCTTGTTAAGCCTTTTGAGCTTTTCAATGTCAATAGCTGGATAACTATTCATGGTTGGAAAGGGTTCTCCGCAGAGAGGTATTGAAAACAATTGTTGTGGAGAGGCTTACTCCGCAGAATAAACCTCTTTGTTCCACTTAGACCATTAATTACTATCGAACACTAGATGGCGACTTACCACGTTGGTTGGGGTCAATACGGACACGAATGCGTCCAGTACCCCGATCCAGGTTTCCGTATAGCTGCTTAAAGGCAGCTGGTGATAGGTCAATGATGCGTGGGTCTTGGCGGCTAATGGAGCTATCCGTACCACCCATGGAACCTACATCGTTGGCCCACACCCGAACTGACTTGCCGGAATCTAAGTCTTCAACTAGTAACCATTTGTTTAAATATTTGCCGCGTAGGGAACGCTGTACCGCAGTCGTCATAGCATTGGGGTTGTAAGGCTCACCGTTAGCCGTGGGTCCACCCGCAACTCCATCACTGCCACCGCTGCCGGTGTAGTAGGTGGTAATGCCAGTCATGCCTCCACCGGATCTGGTAGCAGCTCTTGCTTGCGTACCACCACCTCCACTAGGTATTTCCATAGGCTCTCCACCATCAGGAGGAGGAAGAGGTAATGTCCCCTGTGACTGAGGCAGCTGACCTAGATCGTTCATCCACCGTTCATTTGTTGGTAAAGGGGTCCCTTGATTTTGCTTCAATCGTTGAAGTTCAACTTGATACTGGTCCCTCATCCTAGGAGTAGTACGAGGATTAGCAATCAATTCAGCAAGCCTAGGGCTAACAGCCTTATTCTCTTGGTAAACTGTGTTGCCACGTTGAATTGCATTAGCATCATACGTTTCTCCAACCTTAGAAGCTTGCACACGAAGAAATTCAGGGACTGAGACACCCGCAGTTTTAGCAGCAAAGCTGACATCAGCAGGAGCCTTACCACCACTTTCAAGGACATCATATGCGGCTCGCCACCGTTCAGGACTAATGGAAATGTCTTGAACGGCAGAAGTAACTCTTGGCACACGAGACTGAACAAGATCAACCAAGTAACGTCCATTTTGACCTCCAGCAGCACCAGCAGCAGGTCGAACTACGGCCCCTTTGAGGTTAGGGTTTTTGGGACTTGGAAGGAAATTTTTCTTATCACCAGTAAGAAAATCAGGAGCAAGAACTTCAAGTATATCTTCAATGCGGCTGTTAATTGCACCACCCTTTGGCTCAAGCTTTCCAGATTTAAGCTCTGCCTCTACAGTAGCTTTAGCGTATTGAAGTAAGCCTTCAACTGCTAGCGCACTTGCATTGTCAAAATATTCAGGAACTCTTCCAATTTCCTCGGAAGCCAATCGCTTTAGATAATCCTTGGCTTTACTCTTAATGGCGGAATCAGGGGGAAGCAAATCTTTGATGGCCTTTTCTTCAGCAAACCTGTTTGAATTTCTATCATAAATTTCAGTAGAAATAGCGCCTTGAGTCTTAAGAGCATCCAGTTCCTTTAAATTAACAGCAGCCTCACCAAGTTTTTCTGCTCTTTGTGGGTCATAATCAGGACCATTATTAACTAGTTGTTCAATAACGGCTCGAACTTCTGGTGTTTGAGGAAGTGTACCAAGCTCAGCAAGGGCTTTCCGATAATTTGCTGGGTTTCTCCTGCTGTAGAAAACTGCAACAATTCCTTCAGCCTGGGTTGTTATTTCTTTATTATAATCTTCATCCTTTTTATTAGTAGTAGACTGAATTAAATCAGTCAACTCTTTTGAGCTAAAACGTTGACCATAGGTGCCCAAACTTGGGTTGTTAGGATTAATAAGGGCAGCATAATAATGTTGTTTAACTTGCCCAGCCAAGGCTGGATCACGATCATTTAATATGCGAATGAGACCTTCCATCATCTCATTTGTTTCAGCATTAGTTTTGCCTCTATTCTCCCTATTCAGTCCCAATAATTTATTATTGAGATCAAAGATAATATTTTGTGCTGCTGCTGGATCTTTTGCAATTAGTTCAGCTTGTTGTGGCAGACTACCCCGTATATCTTCCCGTTCGTTGGCTTCCCGTGTCGTAATAATCTGCTGCATTTGCATACCCAGCATTTCGCTGCGAGTACGCATGGCAATGGGGGTAAGTTCTGCCGCAATAATAACTGGGTTAAGATTACCTAGCCCGGCCCTTTGAGCATATTGTTGAATTCCTACTTCCCAACTAGCTTCAAGTTGGGCACGAGTCTTTGCTCTTGCGGGGGCAAACAATACGCCATCCGGACCAGGAACAGTAAGATCAGTTCCAGCCATGAAATCAGACATGAATGCTTCAAGACCACTAGCAGCCTTACGAGCCATGCCGATGGCTTGACCATACGCCCTCCACCCAGTAGCAGCAGGGGCTTCCTGATACATGGTTTCAGCAAGATCTGGATTAGTAGTCCTTACTTCGTTAATAACTTGTTGAGTAGAATCGTTTGCCGTTTGAAGCAAAGCTTTGTCGTTATTGTACTTTGTCAATTGACTCTGTGAAGGAGTCATCCGACCGTTGACAATATCAGCAATACCAAGATTTTTTTGATTCTCATTATTTTCTTTAGCTCGTTCTACTAGTGTTCTGGATAGCAGATCAGAGAACTGAGCAAAAGCACCAAGGTCCCTTTCCGACTGTTGAAGCATTTGCCGACTAGGATCAAACGCTGTGCCGGGTTGAAAAGAAACACCTGTTTGAGATCCAGTTAATTGAACCTGCTGGTCAGGGGATTCATAAATGCTAGCCATAATTAGGTGAGCTGCGGGATGTTGAAAGCTACTGGCTTAAACTTCACATTACTAGAGCTTCCTTGAGGGGTGTTAAACCCTTTGGGGGCCTTAAGTGCCATACCAGCAGACACGCCAGAAAGAACATTACCAGCAAGACCAAGCGCCAACCCACCAGCACTAGGCTTAGCCTGTCGTTGAGAGGCAGCGGTGATATTAGCAGAGGTTTGTTGACGGTTAATGTCCTCCATACCAAAGAAGTAATCTTGTTGGGCATAAGCAAGGTTCATACCAAGTGATCCAAGGTCACGACCCTCAACCCTCTCAGCATCAGCCAGGAGCCCCGTAACGCCCTGTCCAGCACGACCAGCAGCTAGAGTACTGCCCTGTGCTTGAAGGCGTCTCACAAGCCCTTGCTCAGCCGCTTGAGAAGCTTTCTCCATCTCACCCTTCATCTTAAGTTGTGTTTGTTGATAAGCCCGATTAGCAGCTT